TCGGATAAACCAAACCAACAATATTTACACATACTCAAGTTAAACATACACTGTTCAATCTTGCGTACGTTATTATGGCTTTGACTTACAGAAGTCCATTGGAAGATATTGTTGGTGCATTTGAACCAAGTGTTCAAACAGCTATTGCGAACACAGCTGCTAACCACTACAAGCAGCTTGAGGAAGAGAAGGGAATCTTATTTAATTATGCATTGCCACCTGAGGCCAAACAGAGGTTAATAGGCGCTGGCATATATTTAAGTCCCTTTTCCGCTGTTCCACATTCGCATCCTGTGTGTAAAATTTTAGAAAATCATCTGTTGTATGTAGAGCTTCCTAGTAGACTAGATAATTCTTTTATGTTTGTAGGTATTAAAAACTTTAAGTTGGATCTGCTCAAGCGCAGACATGCAAATCTAAGCATGATCCAAACTATCAATAGATATGTTTGTAGTTTAGATAAAATAAGGTACGGTTCAAATTTCGTAGTTAGATCTAGCGCTAGTTATCCAGAGCTTTGCAGACGCAAAGGTGAGCTTGACGGAGCAGTGTTGAGGGAATTGGTGCCTGAGTTGATGATTAAAAGCGCTAAGAATCTATTCTTGCACGATGAGCTTCATTATTGGACCCATCGGGATCTGATTACCTTCTTGGAGGTACTGAAGCCAGACAAACTGTTGGGCACCTTAGTTTACCCACCTGAATTGCTAAAGGGTGCGAAGAAAAGTTTGAACTCTTGGTGCTACACATATAGAGTGGACAAAGACAAATTGTTTTTTTATCCAGATGGCGTCCATTCTGAAGGCTACGAGCAACCATTGAGTGGCGGTTACCTCCTCGAAACAAGTAGGATTACCACACGTGATGGTGAAGTTTATTGCGTCGATGTTGTGTGCAGTAAATTCGCGCATCATTTGATTGCAATAACCCGTGGTGATCTGATTGTACCCACACAACGCAGTTTTGCTCCCTTTGAGGCCATAACTAGTAAAGGTTTGAATAACTTGGTGAGGGGCAAGGTGGAATGTTTCCCCGTATGCGCAAGTGTAGTGTCTAAATTGTATAGGTATTTGCGCACACTCAAAAAACCCGATGAGCAATCAGCAATGGCCAAATTGAGCCAACTTCAGGCAAATCCCACTGGGGAAGAGATACATTTCATCCAGGGCTTTGCCAAATTGGTGATAAATACAAACAAAATCGACAGTTTAATCAACTGCGATAGTATTAAGGTGTTCATGGGCAAATTGTTTGGTCCGTTGCCCAATTGGCTTACCAAGAGATTGAGGAGCGTGCAAGAGGTGTCTCTCGATGAATTTGTCCATTACTTTGAACCATATGTCGTCAACGTGCCCACTAAGCATGTGAACTATGGTTTTGAGTTCAATTACGTAATGGAAGATTTCAGGTACGAGCAGGGTGAGAATGATCTAGTGGATATGCTAGACAATTTTGATGGCTCCACAAAGATGAGCACAAGCCTTTGCATGATGACCCCATACGTCGGCTTAGCACCATTGACCACGCGACGCAAATTCCTATGCCATATCGAGGAGAATTCCATATTCAGAGTGGTGTCTAGGAACATCTTTTGTAGCTACACAAATAGTTACAAAGTGGCCGTGAGCACTGAGGGGGTGGTTCGGATACTTGAGATTTATAGCAAAGTGTCTGTGGATCTACTGGGAGCGTATTTGGGAAAATTGCTCAAGAAAACAGAGTTCATAGAGAGAGTGCGATCAAGGGTTAAGGCAATTGCCATAAAGCACCTCAAGTACACTTGGCAACAGGTTGGTCTAGCTTGGTTCACCAGTGGAAGGCGTGGCTACACAAAATACATTGATTGCAGCCCATACACGATGAATACCTTCAAAGAGCTTAAAGAGAGATGGGGTGTGATTGTGCGTGAATTGTCTAAACAGCAGGACAACGCTGAAGCTGCGAAAAACATACCTGAGCAGGAAATTCAAACGACCAGCAAACCAAGTTGTGTGGAGAAGCGAAATTACTTCTCGAACACTTTGATGACTAGCTTTGCTGCGTCAGGAGTGAAAGGCAAGGAACAGGTGAGCTCCGAAATTGCCAAGGGTAGGGGTGAAAGGAGCGAATTGAGGGCAACTAAATTGATGGGCTCATGCAGCACCCTCGGCAAAGTGGCTCACATAGCATCAAGAAAAGGCTCCATGGGGGTATTGGAATGTGTAGCGAGGGTCATCAAATTGGATTTCCAAACCGCCTTGAAGTTCCTTAGAGTCAAGGGTGTGTGGATGCAGGAGTATGAGAGCATAGGCGAGTTGGAGGAGGAGCAGATACAGAGTCCTGCATATGATTTTTGTGCTGCGATCGCAATGACCTTCAATGTTGAAATTGAATTGACGTTCCCAGGCTCAGAGCTTGTTTACCACTTCGCTGCAAGTTCAACTGTGAGTTGTATCCGCTTGAGCATTTGGGAAGGCGTAGTCACACTGATGAGGGCTGAAAATGATTGCGTTATCACTGCATGTGCACAAGCTTTAGCTAGGGAGCCTGAGGATGTAGTGAAGGTGCTCAAAGATAGATTGGAGGAGAGCATACTGGAAGAGATTTGGAACGGCGAAGGGGTGCCTTTCGAGAGAATGTATCTCTTCTTTGAAGCTCTGGATATTCAAGCACATTGCAATCGCGATGGTGCACAGCTAGTGTTGAATGGCGGGGGCAAGCTGGCGCGATGTTTCGTGATTAAAGAAGATCACATCGAGTTCGCAGGTGAGAAAAAGGTCAGTAGAGTACTTGAGCTCCAGGATGCTAGAACAAGTAGTAAAGCAGACCCAGAATTGGTCAAGGAGTTTCAGAAAGCCGGGACTGTGGTAGAATATGTAGCAGTGCAATCCAGAGCGCAAGTCCTGGCGAAGAGTCTAGTGGATGCAACCACTGGGGTGTGCAGCTCAACCATATTCAATGACTGTGAGAGCTTGGAACGTTCCTTTAGATTCACCGAAAGCGAACTAGCGCGAAATGTTTGTTGTGTTATCGGTACGTTTGGGGCTGGGAAGAGTACCCTGTTCAAGGATATGATGAGGCAGTGCCTAGGGAAAGGTGTTCACTACGCATCACCTAGGAAGGTGTTGGCGAATGAGCTCAAAGCTAGTTTGGGTTTGGCAAAAGGGAAGCGGAATCGAAAAGTAGGGACAGAGAATTGGAATGTGCACACCTTCGAAAGTTTCCTAAAGAAGGCGAAAAATGTTGCAGAGGGTGAGTTGGTGATCATTGATGAGATCCAGTTGTACCCGCCTGGCTACCTGGATCTTCTACTTTACCTCATACCTGAGTTCACTAGCGTCTTCGCGGTCGGTGATCCATGCCAAAGTGATTATGACAACGAGAAGGATAGGCATGTCTTCTTAGGGGTTGAGACAGATGTCTGTAGGCTTCTGAGCGGCCGTGAGTACGAATTTAATGTACTTTCCCGCAGATTCCACAACTTAGGCTTTGAAAGCAGATTGCCCTGCAGATTCAAATTCCCGGCTGGAGCAGTCAAGGAAGAGTATTTGTTCGTTAATTCAATGACTGAGGCTAATGAGTTGGACAGCGCCTACAAAAGTGTGTACCTTGTGTCATCCCACTTGGAGAAGAAAATAGTGGAGTACCAGAGTGACGTTAAAACGCCGAATGTGCTGACGTTTGGTGAGTCGACTGGTTGCACCTTCAAGTATGGTTGCATTCTCATCACGCAAGTGAGTAGCGCATGTAGTGAGCGCAGGTGGATCACTGCTCTATCGAGATTTTCTCACAATCTCTGTTTCATCAATGCAACTGGTGTGCCCATAGAAAATGTGGCGAAGAGTTACAAAGACAGAAGTTTGGGAAAATTCCTGTGTGGAACTGCTGTTGAGGGTGATATAAAATCAATGGCTTATGGGACCCCAATCTTCAAAGAGCAGTTCATCGCCGGCGTTGGGCGCGATGAAGGTGTCAAGGAGGATAAAGTCACCGGTGATCCTTGGTTGAAAACCATGTTGGATTTGATGCAGCTCCCAGATGTTGAGGAAGCAGAGATGATGCAGGAAGAGATGCAAGAAGAGTGGTTCAAAACCCATTTGCCACAAGAGGAAATAGAAGGGGTCAGATGCCGCTGGATTCACAAAATGCTAGCTAAAGAAGCGAGGGAATGTAGAATGGGATCGATCGTTTCAGACCAATTCCCAGATGATCATAGCAAGCAAGAGGGGAAGCAAATCACTAATGCAGCTGAGCGTTTTGAAGCTATATACCCAAGACATCGGGCAAACGACACAGTCACATTCATTATGGCTGTGAAGAAAAGGCTGAGATTTTCCAGGCCTTCTGTTGAGAAAGCGAAGCTCACGCAGGCTGAATGTTATGGAACTTACCTGCTCAAAAACTTCTTGGATGTGATCAAGCTCAAGCCCGCACATGATGAGGCAATGATGATCAGAGCGAAGGAAGATTTTGAGCAGAAGAAGGTGAGTAAGAGTGCTGCAACCATAGAGAATCACAGTGGGAGGTCATGCAGAGATTGGTGCATAGATATAGGGCAGATCTTTTCGAAAAGTCAGATATGCACCAAATGGGACAACAGAATGCGGGTAGCTAAAGCAGCACAAACGATTGTTTGCTTTCAACATGCCGTCTTGTGCCGCTTTGCTCCCTACATGAGGTACATTGAAATGAAGCTGAAAGAAGTGCTGCCGGCTCGGTTTTACATTCATAGTGGCAAAGGTTTAGATGAGCTCAACTCTTGGGTTAAAGAAGGTAGGTTTGAGGGAGTGTGCACTGAGTCCGATTATGAGGCTTTTGACGCTTCGCAGGACCAGTACATCGTCGCTTTTGAGTTGGCACTGATGAGGTACCTTAGGCTTCCAAATGACCTGATTGAGGATTACAAGTACATAAAGACTCACTTGGGTTCCAAGCTGGGGAATTTTGCAATCATGCGCTTCTCTGGTGAGGCCAGCACTTTTCTATTCAACACAATGGCAAACATGCTCTTCACCTTCATGCGGTATGAGCTTCATGGCGATGAGTACATTTGCTTTGCTGGTGATGACATGTGTTCATCAAAGAGATTGCGAATCAAGAAAACACATGAAAGCTTTCTTGGAAAGCTGAAGTTGAAGGCTAAGGTGCAACACACTGAGAAGCCCACATTTTGTGGCTGGAATTTATGTGCTGATGGAATATACAAGAAGCCACAGCTGGTCTTTGAGAGAATGTGCATTGCCAAAGAGCTCAACAACCTGCACAACTGCATCGATAATTACGCAATCGAAGTGGCTTTCGCTTACAAACTTGGGGAGCTGGCTGTTAACAGGATGGATGAAGAGGAATTGGGGGCCTTTTACAATTGCGTTAGGCTCATAACAAAATTCAGGCATCTGCTCAAATCCAATGTAGTGGAGGTCTTTAAGCGTAAATAGTTGTTACTTTAGCTTAGGTTAGCTACTATAGATTTGATATATGGATGTGCTTGTGAATAAAGCTTTAGAGTTTGGTTTCAAAAGATTGAGTTCCGTGCTGAAGAGTCCGATTGTGTTTCATAGTGTGCCGGGTGCCGGGAAAACGACCTTGATAAGAGCGCTGCTTAACTCAGACAGCAGATTCGAGGGTTGGACGCTGGCCGAGGGAGACAAGCCTAACCTTGAAGGAGTGGTAATCAGGAAATACGTTGGTGGAGAAGTTGGTCCCTTTGCTCTATTGGACGAATATTGCGTGGAACCGGAAATTGCCGGTAAACTTTACGCTGTATTCGGAGATCCGCTGCAGGTGAACAACATTGGTTTCCTAAGAGCAAGCTGGATTAAAGTGGAAACTCACCGCTTCGGGAAAGCCACCGCGCAATTGCTAAATCAATTCGGTTTTGAAGTCAGTTCAAGCAAGGCGGACATTTTGGTCATTGCTGATATTTTTGTGGGTGAACCTGAGGGAACAGTGGTGTATTTTGAAGAAGAGGTTGGGTGCTTACTAAAGCGACATAGCTTGGAGGCCGTGCACATTGATCTTGTGAGGGGCGATAGTTTTCCTGTAGTTACATTTGTCACATCGGAAAATTGCATGATATTGGATAAGGTGCGCAGTTTCAATTGCTTAACGAGACATTCTGAGAAGTTGATCATCTTGTGCCCAAATGCCACTTACTCCCCCACCTGATTACACCAAAGCAATTTTGGCCGCTTGTATCGGTTTGTCATTGGCTTTGCTCGTCGGAGTTTACTCTCGTAGCACCATACCTGCCGTGGGAGACAATTTGCATTCATTGCCGCACGGCGGAACATACCTGGACGGCACAAAGCGAATAGTTTACGGCGCTCCAAATAAGCTGAATTCTCTGGAGGGCCAACGAACTTTATCAGGTCAACCTTGGGCCATTGTTATCGTGCTGATAGCGGTAATCATATTGTTGAGTCGATTCAACTCCACTTGCGCACACTGCGGTAGATGTCATTGACCGCAATTTATTTAGCCATTGGTCTGCTAGTCTTCAGCGTGTCTGTGTATTTAATTCAGCCAAATCTGCAGGATTCGTGCTCGATCGTGATTACTGGGGAAAGTGTGCGAATTCTCAATTGCAGGGTGACTGAGGCCCTACTTCGATTTGCACTGGAGGCAGAGCCCAAGAGCGTGAAGATCCCTTAGGTTTACTGGGTTTGATTTGAATATGGATCAGAAAGGAAAACAAAGTGAGAGTTCAAGTCAAGCTGTGGCCCCTGTTCCAAAACCACCGCTGCCCCCTCCGATCAGGGGCGAAGAGGCGGTTAATGAAGGCAATGAGGAGGCGAAGATGGAGCGACGCCTAGCTCTCTTGCATCAGCGCTTGAAGGGTGAGCGGAATGGCACACGCATTACCAATCCGAGCTTTGAAATAGGAAGGCCCAGTCTGACGAGGCCTGATGATATGAGGAGGGATCCCGCCAACATATTCAGTAGGTTGTCCATCGATGATCTGGCGCAGATCAAGCCAACACCTGTGTCCAACAACATGGCTAACTCGGAGGAAATGGTCAAGATCGCTGTCGCTGTGGAAGGGCTGGGTGTACCCACTGAACAAGTTGCAAATGTTGTACTGCAGGCGGTGATTTACTGTGCTAGTGCAAGTAGCTCCGTGTATCTGGATCCACATGGTACAATTGAGTACACAGGGGGAGCAGTTGTTCGTGATTCTGTTGTAGCCATCATCAAAAGGGATGCCGGGTTGAGGAGGGTGTGTCGGCTTTTTGCGCCGTTGGTCTGGAATCACATGTTGGTGCACAACTCACCTCCCTCTGATTGGGCTGCTATGGGCTTCCAATGGAATGACAGATTTGCAGCCTTCGACTTTTTCGACTATGTTGAAAATGAAGCTGCGATACAGCCGTTGGATGGGTTGATTCGGAGGCCCACAAGGTCTGAAAAGATTGCGCACAACACACACAAGCGACTTGCACTAGACAAATCGAATAGGGATGAAGTGTTCGCAAGTTTGGAAACCGAAATCACAGGTGGGAAAAGAGGACCAGAAATCAGCAGGAATTTCCGAAATGCAGCCAATTAGCCACTATGAAGCCAAGCTCCTAGCCGTGTCTTTAGCTATGTATAAGTTTACGGGACGTTGTGAGCCCGCTGTTGCTTTAAATATTGTTAATAAAGCTTGTAATGTTGGTATGGGCAAGAGCAGCTTCGCGCGCAGGCGTAGGGCGGCTCTCCTGGGGCGTTGTCATAGATGCTTTAGAACTTCCATGGCCACACGTTGCAATGGTGTGACTTGTTATCCGGGCATTGGAGCTAAGCCAAAAATCGAGATGTTCATCAAATACGGTGTAAGTGAGCTGAAACCGTAATTGAGTTGTGCATAAAACCTAATTAATTTTAAGTGTGCAACTATAAAATAAATAAAGTTTTAAATATTTTTCCTTT